TGAATATGCAAACCAGTTAGGGCGTCCGCATTTTGAAGTGTGTGTGGTGAAGCGTGTTGTTAGGTCTTTTGCGACTGGCTTGGATGATGTTTTTAAGCCAGCCATTCAGAAAATGGTTGATGATAAAAACAAGCGCAATGCATCAAACCGCAGACGTGAATTGCTTAACGAGTTTTGTGAAGATCATTCATACATGAAGTTAGCGGTGTTGTCTGATATGTCAGCGCCGATTATGAAGAAAATACTTATTGGTCAACTGGATTGCAGTGACGATCAATGGGCCAAAATATTAAACGCTTTCGAGTTAATGACATGAAAGAACTAGAAATGTGGTGCATGTTCGGACATGGTAGAAAATTAGCGCTATGCGAGAAAATAGGATGCAGCAGACAAAACCTAGAGCAGTTGATTAAGTCTAGCGAGAACAAACGCAGTTACAAAACCGAAATAAGCCAAGTCGAGCAAGACGAAATGTTTAGCATCGATAAGGCAAAACGCAACATGATCCGCGCTGCTGAGCATATAGCGCATGATGATTTATCGGTTCAGAAGAAAGCGCATTTTGAATTAGCACGCTGGGCAGACATTTACGCAGATTTAAATAAGGTGATGAAATGAAAGACGAAGCTGATAATTTAACCAAAGACTGGGTTGGCCCAAAGATTGAATTGCTTGACTACGACGAGCGGGTTGGTCTTGCTGATTTTGAGGTGGCGGTTGGTTCTAAAGAGTATTTTACTTGCCATGCCACAGTTCAATTAAGTGATTTCTTGAACGGTGAAGATATTATTAAACCTTATGCTTGGTTTGATATTGAAGAAAGCGAAGTAGCAAAGCCTGACTGGTTCGGACGTAAAGAATTATTCGAGCTAAACAATGTATTTGAACGTGATTTTAAGAAGTTTAGAGGTTGATATGAGCGAGTGGATTAGTGTTGGTAAATTAAAACCTAATGATGGTCAGAGAGTAATTGCTTTTGTTGACTCTTGTTTTGTCGTGTTGGCTCAATTTAAAAAAGGTAGTTTTTATGATGTTGTTAAAGATGGTGATGGTGTTTTTTTTGAAACAGTAAGCCGTGATGTAACCCATTGGATGCCGTTACCAAAGCCACCAGTAGAATGAAAGTACCACACGGCGCAACGCACTACGATTTCAAGAAGTCGTGTTTTTATAAGATTAATGAAAAATTCTATAAATACAACGGCTTCGGGTGGTGCGAAGTTAAAGAAGTTAATTTGAAAAATTGTATTGAGGTGTGACAGTGAAGATGGAGATTAAAATTGAAATTGGTACTGAGTTTTATTTTGAGTTGTCTAAGAACATGGTTATTTGTTATGACTTTTACAACAATAAATACTGGTGCAAATGTGACACAAAATTCGGATTTCAATTTCACTGGGTAACAGCGCAGCAGGTAAAAAGATCAATTCAGGCCGAAAACAAAGATCACGAGGTTATTTTTATATGAAAAATGAGTGGGTGGGATTTTACTTGTTTTTATGCGTGGCTGTTATCTGCTACACAATTTTAAGATTAAACAACATTAATATTTTTTAAGGTGAAACAAAATGATCGAACTAAAAAACGCGGTAAACGAAGCGAAAATTAAACTAGGCTTGAGCAATTCGGAATTGTCTAAATTGATCGGACATTCACGGAACTACATTAGCGAAACTTTGCGGATCGGTGCAAGCACTGAGAAGCAGGCTGAAATTACAGGAAAGATTAAAGAAGCCGTGGCGGTTGAGTTGGTTAGTCGTGGGGTTGGCATATCATGCGATGACGAGCAGAAACAAAACGTCCGTATGTTAAATATGGAAGTTGAGCAGTTGAAGCAAAAACACAAATGCCTGCATGGAGATTTTGAAATAGCCAAACGTGACAAGAATTTCATGAAGAAGAAATTGCAAGATAAAAATTTGCTTATCAATTGGCTTGTGGCATCGAATGTATTTTTTATTCTGTTTTTAGTGGCTAAGTGTGCGGGGTGGGTGTGATGAACTCAACGCAAATAGCCGCAGTATTTTTTATCACAATGACAATCATATTTTCGCAGAACCAAGGGAATATCGTTATTGCTTGTCTTTGGTATTTAACATTGTTCTTATTTTCTTTTTCGGCATGGGTGAAAAAATGACTAAAAGTTTTGATGAGTGGTTTAACACATACGAAAACTTACAATGCGATAAAGATGCCTGTGAGGATGCATATGAAGCAGGCCAACAATCCAAACAAGACGAAGTGGATGAGTTGCAGAAACGGATTGATGTTTTAAGCAAGAAACTAAATGAAATGGCGCATATATTTCTGGATGACTTAGACGATATTCTAAAAGGAAACACAAATGAACACTGAAGAAGAAAGAGAATTTTGTTTGACAAGTGGTATGGCAAGAAACCTGGAGGGTGGCTTGAGGCTGTAAGGTATAATACGGCATGGAGAGCATGGCTCGCATCTACCAACCGAGAAGACTACAAGCTTGTGCCTGTTGAGCCTACGGATATTGAGATAGAATCCATAAAGGAGAAACACTGGAGTATGCGCGGATGCCAACTATGTAAATCAGATTATATCGATCTTTACAAAGCCATGATCGGAGCTTGTGATGACCATTGAAGAAATCAGAAAGAATGCTCCTGTTGGGGCGACACACCACAGAGACTTAATAATCATTAAGCAATACTTTATGAAAAACAGTGATAATGGTTTTTGGTATCAATATGTCAAGCCATTTTGGTTTTACTATGATTCTGAAAAACCTTTATTCACAAAGCCCCTTTGAGGGCTTTTCTGTTATTATGTGGTTTTAGTTTGGGAGAAATATTATGGCTGAGATGGGGCGGCCTGTAGCATTTGAAACGCCCGAAGAATTTGAGCACAAGGCTATGGATTATATCCAATGGGTAAAAAACAACCCTGTTATGAAAACCGTAACGGCTGCTTTTCAGGGTGTAATATCTCATGAGAAAGTTCCACACACTAGAGGTATGACGCAATTCGGACTCGCTGCGCACATGGGAATCGGTGTTTCAACCTTAAAAGACTACGGCAAAAAGGACGAGTTTTCGGCTATCTATAAGAAAGTTGATACAATCATCAAGGCTTGGAATGCAGACCTAGCATTAACTGGTGAAATCAATCATGCGCTTGTGGCTAGGCTTGACGGGCATGTGGACTCACAAGACATCACCACCAACGGGCAGAGCTTAAACAAACCATCCTTAGACGTGAGCAAGCTATCAGATGAGCAATTACGAAATCTTGACACCATCATTGCACAAGCAAGTGAAAGCGGAACTGTCGAGAAGAAATCTAATTGATTTTGTTTCGTACACAATGCCGAACTTTCAACAAGGTTGGTTTAATAGAATCATTGCTCAAGAATTGCAGCAGTTTTACTACGATGTGATGGCAGGCAAGCAACCACGTTTATTGATTCAAGCCCCGCCACGTTCTGGAAAGTCGGAGTTATTCAGCCGTAGATTCCCTGCATGGGCGTTTGGAAAGAACCCCGACTTACAAATGATTGCCGCGTCGTATTCTGCGGATTTGTCTAGCCGTATGAATCGTGATGTTCAGCGGATCATTGACAGCCAAGAATACAGCGATATTTTCCCTGACACTTCATTTAGCGCAAATTCTCAAGCGTCGCCAAGCTCAAATAAGAATATCCGAAATAGCGAAATATTCGAGATTGCAGGGCGCAAGGGTGCTTATCGTTCTGCGGGTGTTGGTGGTGGTATCACAGGTATGGGCGCAGACATTGCCATTATCGATGACCCCGTAAAAGATGCTAAAGAAGCCAATTCACAGACTGTTAGGGATAGCGTGTGGGATTGGTACACTTCAACGTTTTATACGCGCCTATCGCCTAAGAGTGGCATTCTACTAGGTATGACGAGATGGCATGAGGACGACTTAGCAGGGCGATTGCTTGAGGAAGCCAAGAAAGGCGGCGACCAGTGGCGAGTTGTGTCATTCCCTGCCATTGCCGAGGAAGA